TGGATTATGATCCGATTTTCTGGCGGAGTGACGGCTATCGCCCACCCACCCATCACTGGCAGTACGCCTATCTGGAAACCACGTATCAACTTGATCTCTTAACTGCACACCAGCTGCACATAATTTAGGATTCAAGGTCAGGTACTATCCATTGGCAAGTATCTTCATCAAAGCCTGTTGCATTCTCAGGCTTAGGTGCAATAAACGCATCACGTATTGCATCATAGGTATCACCTATACCTGCATAATTTTTTCTTATATTGCCATTATATGAAGTTCTTTTACATACTTGATTTCTAAAATTGCCATACCAAGTTTCTGTATCTAAACCTTCTATTAATTGTGATTCATCAATACCTGTAATAACTTCTGTTACTACATTGTTTTCATCTAAGAATGCGTAATGTGCCATTATGACCAACTCACATTTCCAGTGCCTGCAGTAATTGTGGCTCTCTTATATCCACCACTAGCTGCGCTTTCTGTACCTGTTAAACCTGCGCCAATAGTAATTGTTTTACTGTCTGTGTATCTTAAAATTACAACACCTGAACCGCCATTACCGCCCTTAGAATTTGAGCCGCTACTAGCACCACCACCGCCACCGCCAAGATTGGTTGTGCCATTACCACCAGGATCACCAGTTGCACCACCACCACCTGTACCACCTTGTGCGCCGCTTCTACCACCAGCACCACCACCTGCATAATCTACTGATGAGCCAGTAATAGATACTGCAACACCATCTCCACCATAAGAAGTACCATCTGTGCCAGCAGCTTCTCCTGCGCCACCACCACCACCACCAATAGTTCCTGATTTTGCTTCTCCTGCAAATCCTTGATTGGCTGTACCGCTTCCTGCAGTCGTACCAGCAGGACGGCCACCACCGCCACCGCCTGAGCCACCAGTTACACCCGCAGCATCTGATGTTGCACCTTCTCCACCACCGCCGCCACCAGTAGAGGTGATAGTACTAAATATGCTATTTGCACCTGGTGTATGCGTATAACTTGCACCACTGCCACCTGCACCAACTGTAACTGTGTAATTAGTATTTAACGATAAAGTTAAAGCAGTTTCTAAACTGCCACCACCACCTGTTGCGGTAACAGTAGAACGCAAACCACCTGCACCGCCACCGCCACCACTTTCTCCAGCATCGTGTGAACCACCTGCACCACCGCCAGCAACTACTAAGTAATCAATAGTAATAATTGGAGCTGTAGGCACTTGTGTCAAAGATGAAATTATATTTAACATTTAGGCAATAGCCCCAACTACATACCAAGTATTAGCAGCTGTCTTAATGCAGGCTGCAGATTTATATTGTGCAAGGGTTGGACTAGCTGCTGTACCACCAGCACTTAATACTGTTGTAGTGCCAGGTGTTACTGCGCTAATTGTGCAAGTACCTGCACCAATATTCAATACTGTAATAACTGTACCTACTGCAAAGTTATATGTAGCATCGGTTGGTACTTTAAATGCAATAGCAGTTGCTTTGTTTATTGGGATAAGTTGTTGGTACTCATCACCACTTCCTGCTGTGTAATCTACTGTTTTAGCAGTTTGTACTGTGAAGGCTGGTAAACCATTCCACATTGTGCTGGTAACTACATCACCAGTCGTGCCTGGCCAGGTTGGCATAATTTCTCCTTAGTATGAAAGTACGTTTTGTCCTAAGACACCGTAATCTACGTTGCCTAGTATAAACCCATCTATGACAGGTTCTAGCGTTGTAAACACTGTCCTAAAGGAATTAGGTGTAATCGTGTTTGCTACGCCAAAAATCTGCAAGGTTTTCTCTAATTGAGATCCCCCTGGCTGGGTTGTAATAACTGTGATTGGATCAAAGAAGTCTAGGTCTAAAGCAGCAATAATGCCTGCATCGTAATTAGCGGTATATAGATCAAGCTCGATAGCATCGCATCTGATGGTTGTCTCAGCTCTAGATGCCACATAAGCCCTTGCATAATCTAGGGCTACCGCATCGGTTTGCATTAAAAGATCCTGCAGGTTATATGAATGAATAAAGTATTTGTCAATAGATGGTTGATTGATGGCTGTCTGTGGTGAGCCACCTGCACGGCTGATTTGGGCTGAATTAAAGATCAAGTTGTCATCCAGTTTCCACATAGCATTGGCATAAGAGATACCAGTGCCATCATCGGCAAAGAGTGTGGGTGTGCCACCTATTGATGCAGTAGCGGTTAATCTATCCTTAAATACAAATGAGCCATCAAAATCAACATATATAGATCCGTACTCTGAATCGGCCACAGTCTGCATAGCACCTAGAGAAGTGCGTGGCGTGCCTGGATCTGCTTGTAATGTAGTTTGACCTGCATCTATTTGACGCATTGTGGCGGGCCAAACAATTTGATCTAGTATCTCATTGATACGTGTGCCTGATAGGTCGCCAGCGCTAGAACCTGCCACTGTAGATATTTGTGCATTTTGCGCAAGTCTCATTGCATCTACAGCTTGTATCGTTGTATAGGCAACCTCTGTTGCATCTTTAGGTTGAGTGTTTACATAGGATGTAATAAAGCCTGAGAAAATTGGATAAGTAGTGCCATTGTAGTTAGCAGTTATCTGCACCTTTTTCATAGGTGTCAATAAGCCATAGTAAGGCCCAGTTGGGTTAGTAGGGTTAAAATCGCCATTTTGATCTACGATGCGTAAGGTAAGTTGGCCTGTCTGAAATGTATCGGTAAATGCGTTACGGCCTGTGCTGGTCTGCACATAATTAACTCGGTTAGATACATCAACAATTACAGCTACAGCATCGGCCAATACGTTTGTGCCTAATACTCCAATATCTAACTGCATAGCCTGTGCAGTAGCAGGCCCGGTGCTAAAGTTAATTATGGCATTGATTGTTGGTACAGCCATTATGTACCGCCAGATAGACCGCCTGCAGGTGTAGTGCCACGGCCCATTTTGTTAATTCTTAATATGGTGTCTGTAATTGTGTCGGTTAAACTTTGTTCAGTTAATACTGATCCAGCCACGTTTACAGTTACTGGTGCGTATTCACCACGTGATACACCGCCCATGTTAAAACTTGGCGTTGGAATAGAAGCGCCACCGCTAGGCACATTACTGATATTTCTGTAAGCATCTGCATATTCGCCACGCTGTACTGCACCCATAGCAAAATTAGAAAATGAATTGGCTGCTAATGCTGCGTTAGCTAGTGCATCTGCCAGTAATTTTGTTTTAGCCGCTGCATCTAGTTCTATATTGTACTTTTTAGCTAAAGCCTCATTATTGTCTAAAATTGCTATTTGTGCTTGCAATCGCAATCTAGTTTCAGCATCAGTAGCCTCGACCAGAGCCTTCATCAAACCTATACGCTCAACGTCAAACTTGTCTTTAAGTTTATCTACTTCGGACTTAGCCTTTGATGCTGCAGTTTCTTTCTTTTTTGCAGTAGTTAAATCTTTAGATGCTTTAGATTCTAAGCGTAATTGTTGTAGGTATATACGGCTAGATGATCTGCCCTCAGCGTTAGATGGTGCGTTCTGCGCTCTTTGTGCTGCTCCTATCTCGGAGAATCCTGCAAGGTAAGCACCTAATACTGGGATATTCTTTACATCAAATAATGCTCCACCGACTTTAGTATTGCCAATTTCTTTAAGTTTGCTGATTAAAACACCCACGCCCAAGATTGCATCTGCAGTGCTTTGTGCAAAGTTATCCATTAAGTCTGTAGCTGTGCTTATGTTTGTGTCTTTACCTAATAAAGCCAGGGCATCTAATAGACCTTTACCTATTGTCTCCTGGGCATCTGCTGCAGCAACAGTAAGTAAACTCATCTTGCCCGCATAGGTATCTAATCTAGCTGCTGCTTGGCCTGCAAACTTCTTATTAAGTTCGCCCATGATCTTATCCATGTCGCCAGTTTTAAGTGTGGCCTTGCTTATGCCTGCACCTAATCTGCTAAGACCTGCAGTGTTACCACTAAAGCCACGTGTTAATGCTGCGCTGACTTCGGTTAAAGATTTACCTGTGGCTGCACTTACGTTTAATGCTGTCTGTAATGCTTCTTGGCTCTTAGTAATAGATCCTGTAACTGTAAGTAATTGCTGGAAGGCTGGACGAAGTTGGTCATCTAGTACGCCATATAAAGACTGTAGGCTAGATATGTAATTCTCTACGCCAGGTGCGCTAAATGCAAAGCCCGTATTCTTCAGCTGTAATTCTAAAGACTTGGCTGCCTTTTCATCTGCCATAAATGCAGATACGGCCTTCTTGCTAAAAGATAATAATTGTTGAGCGCCAAAGACACCAGCAAAAACTTTGCCAAAGTTCTTGACTTGTTTTTCAAAGGCTGATACTTCTTTCTTGGCTTTTTTTAATCCTTTGTTATCAAAGGTGCTAAGTGCGGATACTACTAAAGTAGGCACAGTTACAACCCCTTAAATCCACGAGCTGATCGCTCTTTGTAAAATCCTAATACCTGAGTTTTTTTCTCTAAAGGTAGTTTTTTGTAATAAGCAAATACTGCATCGTTAATGGCTTTTTCAATACCCTTATACGCATCGCCTTGTTCTTCTTTCCAAGCCTTAAAGATGGCACGGCCTTTATTTTTGCGACCTTTACGGCCTACCGATCCTGCCATAGTTGCATCTTCTACGCCTGGTAATGCAGCTATAAATTGAATGCCCGCATTAGGGTTTAGTGATGCGCCACCTTGACCAGAAGTCTTGCGACCTGCAGTCTCATAAATAGCACCAGCTGCAGATTCATTAGATACATAGTTGTAAACGCTATAACCTTTTTTGTTTTTCTTATTAGGGCCTAGTTTGTATTTAATCTCTGATCGTGCGGTCTGTTGGTCATAGGCAGGAAATGGTCTGCGTTGGCCTGGTTGCTGTGGCGCTTGTTTAAGCCAGCCACTTAAAACATTTTGATTGGCAGGTAAGTATTGTTTAGCCTTATTGGCAGTCTTTAACATCGGGGCTTTTAAACTTGCCCTAACGTTTTTGTACATATCTTCGTCTATTTCATCAATAGCCTTTAGGAACTCTCTAACGCCGTTTACCACGACTGGCATTTTTGATCTCCTTAGCTCTGTCTGTCAATACCTGGATTATTGCTAGATACATTTCTGTATCCATGTCAATAAACTCGCTAGGCGGTATCCCAGTTTCTACTGCTAATTGCGCAATAGTGTAAACAATAGAATTCCGCTCAGTTATTTTTTTTCTTCGTCTAATACCTCTACCACATCGAGCGTATCGATAAATTCGCTGCCCCATAAAGGTATCTGTGCGCCAGCCCTGCGTAAGCATTCATAAGCCAGCCAGAATATCTCTGTTTGACGCTCATGCTCACGCAAGACCTTGCTAATTCCTGATCCGTACTTTAACTCGAAAGCGTACTCGACACCTGGTGTGATCTTGTGTTCAGATACTTCACCATTAGCCCTTGTTATCTTTAGCTTTGCCATTGTTACTCCTTAGTTAAAATGCCACCGATGGGGACACTGTTACTGCGGAGTTTACAGTAAAGGACAGACTTGACGTGGCAATTTCTGAAACGCCGCCTTGCCCAATTGGGGTTAAGTTGTTGACCAAAATTGAGAATTGGTACGTTGGGTTAGCTGCTGATACTGCAGTGCCTTTAACAGTGATTACTGATACTGCCAAAGTTTGTCCAAAGGCTGCATTTAGTGTCTGCATTACTTGGCTTGATGCCCACTCGTTTAAGAAGTCAATAGTAAATGTTGCTGATTGTAGACCTGCAACAAACTTATGTGCGGTATCGCCCATCGCTGTTACTTCTAGCTCATCTAC